GACCAAGTACGAAGGCCGGATGTCGGACGACTACAACCCCGGCACGTCGGACACGCGCACGATCCGGGAGCGCATCCTGGCGCTTGGGCAGATCGCGGACATCCGCGTTGCCGATCGGCTGGCGTCGGGCGTCACCACGACGGTCGCTGACCATTCCGTGCTGCTGGTGCAGATGACCCGCGATGTGGTGGATCTCGCCATCGCGCAGGACATCAACACCACGTCCTGGCAGATGTACGGCGGCATGGTGGAGCGCTTCAAGGTGTGGGCATGTTGGGTGCCGCGCATCAAGAGCGATTTCGACGGCCGGTCCGGCGTCGTTCACATCGATACATCGGCCGCGCCCGCGTAACCGGAATACCCTGAGAGCGAGCGAGTGCGCGTAGGCTGGCGGGCATGTGCGGTGCCCGCCAGCCATCTGAAACAGAGGGCACAAGGATGGCACTGCAGACTTATCGCATCACGCGCACGGGGCCGAAGCACTTTCGCTATGAGCACGCCGACAGGAGCGGCGAGCCGACTGGTGAACCGTGGAGTGGATCGCTCATGCGCAAGAACGCTACCGGCGGAATCGAGCCCGCTGGGCGCTACGTGCTGGTTGGCTATGGCGTCGGGCCCGGACTGCGGCCGGAGATCAGGCTGGATGCAGTGGGCGCCAAGACGCTCGCGCACATGGGCCTGGTGCCCGTTCTCGGCGGCGGCAGTCGCGTCAAGGTCATCGGTGGCAGCGCCATCGTCGACGCTGGCGCGGACGCTTCGGGCGATGCCGGCGGCGCTGGCGAGCCGGACGCAAGCGTCAAGGTGCCCGACGAATGGCGCTCGCTCAGCGAATCCAAGCAACGCGGCCTCGCGGCCAAGATCGCCGGCCTGGACAAGGCGGACGTGACGCCCGAGCAAGCCGTGAGCATCATCGAGGCGCACGTTGCCGCTGGCGGTACCCACTCCGGCTGACGTTCGGATCGTCATTACGACGGCCCTGGACGACGCGGCCATTACCGCGCTGATCGGTGATGCCGCGCTGATCGCGGAAGCCTGCCCGATGGTGGCCGGCTATGACGCGCTTCGGCAAATCGCCATCATCAAATGGCTGACGGCGCACCTGATCGCGCAACAGTCGGGACAGGCCGGCGCGCTCACACAGAAGACGCTCGGCGACGCCAGCGAGTCATACGCCAGCGGCCAAATGGGCACGAACCTGCAGGCGAGCCGCTACGGCCAACAGGCGATCGCCCTGGACCCGAGCGGATGCCTGGCGCAGCTCGGGCAAAGGCGGGCATTCTTCAAGGTGCTGTGACCCATGCCGGCGCCCTACGCACGCAACATGAACGACGTGGCGACCTATTGGGCACCAGGGGTGAACGACGGGTTTGGCAACCTCGATTTCAGCGGCGTGACGCCGGTTGCGATCGCCTGCCGCTGGCAGGACGTTTCCGAGCTTGCCAGGGACGCGCAGGGGCAGGAATTCACGTCGCAGGCCATTGTGTACCCGGACCAAGAATTGGCAGTCACTGGCTACCTGGTGCGCGGCGACGCCACGCTTTCGAGCGACCCGCGAGCGGTGCCCGACGCGCGCGAGATCCGCAACGTCGGCGGCTCGCCATCACTCTCGGGCGACGAAGTGCTGTTCAAGGTGACGCTATGACGGTGCAACTCAAGGGCATGGAATCCATCCTCCGCAACATCAACGCGGAAGTCGCCAAGGTCGAGGGCCGCACCGTGGGCGGTATGCTCGCGCTCGGTAATGTGGTGCTCAACCGCAGCAACAAGCGCGTCCCGCGCGAGTACAGCAACCTGTATGCCAGCGGCTACGCGCGCATGGCGCAGAATCAGCGCACGGCCGTCGAGGTCGGGTACGGCGCCGCCTACGCGCTCGCCGTGCACGAAAAGGTCGGCATGAAGCTCAAGGGCAAGCCACGCCCGAGCGGCTTGGGCGTCTATTGGGGCCCGCACGGCGAGGCCAAATTCCTCGAAAAGGCGCTGCGGGAATCGCAGAAGGACGCCGCGGCGATCGTCGGTCGCTTCGTGCGGGAGGGCAAGTGATGCGCAGTCCCGCACTCAGCGTTGCCCGGCACCTGGCGGCCAACGGTTTCGGCGTATTCGGCGCGGAAGCCGGATGGTCAATATACACCGGCTTCGAGCCTGCCAAGCCTGACACCACGATCACGGTCTTTGATACCGGCGGCGAGGAGCCCGACACAGACCAGCGCGATCGCCGGCCGACGCTGCAGGTCCGGGTGCGCGGCCCGTCCTATGACGACGCGTACACCAAGCTTGATGACATCGCCTACTTTCTGGCGAACGCGAAGCCCGTCGTCCTGGACGGCACGCGATACACCGGCTTCTCGATAACCAGCGACATTGCCGGACTCGGGAAGGACGACAACAACCGACACCAGTTCACGGTCAATTTCAGGGTGCCGAGCACCGGCCCGGCCTAGGTCGTGAACTCATGCGCCGCAACAAAGTCGGCGGCTTTTGGGGTGGTCCCGACGCCACTTGACCGCGCCCGAGAAGCGTACTTTTGACACCCATCTGAGACATCGGGGACGGCGCGGGAGCGGTTACTTTGTCGCTAATGATCGTCAAGAGCTATGAGCGGTTGGGGCCGGTGGCCGCGCAGCGTTGAACTTCAGGTTTTACAGTCCCTTTTTAAGCGATCTCCCTCGTCAAGTTATTCGCCTGAGCAAACCATCTATTTCCATTTCCAGCATATCCATGTCGCGATGAAAATCGCGACCAGGTCGTACCGTGGCTGCGTTCAAGTATTGCATTGCCACCAATGACGCCGGCGCGGTGCTCAAAGTAGCTGCTGTCGCACCATTGACCAGAACTGGCACGATGGGAATGTTGAGCTCGCTTGCGACCTCCAACTCTATCTGAACATAATCTTTTCGTTGGCCAAATATATTTCCAAGAAGACCCTCCCATTTTCCTTTGCCGAACCAACCAGGCCCCACTATCGCTATAACAATTGCACTCATGCCCAGTGATGACTTAACGTGACTAAGAAAGTCCGCGCCGAGTGGGATAGTGTCAACATCAAAGAATACTCTGTCCTTCGTATATCTGGCGCTCAGCCTATCATGTATTCGACCAGCGATGTGATCCGTATCAGTTCGGCGATAGGAGATAAAAATCTTCCTCTCTGCTCCACGGCTCGATCCTGACTTCTCGGACCTTCTATGACCCGCGAACAACCGAGATTTCCACTCCGCAGCGGTCTTGGGTCGCTTCGAAGGCGGCACAGATAATGCCCAGTCGATAGCACTCAGATCAATTCCCGCAAGGCGACGGAGACTAGCAAGCTGCTGCAAACTCTCTATGCTATCTTCTATAGCTCTGTCGGGCGCAGGGGGCGGCGACTTCCCAGTTAACACTCGATACATGACCGCCGCTAGGCAGTAGATGTCTGTCCATGGTCCCATGTGCTTTCGACTATCGGGAACATACGCTTCCATTGGCGCGTACGATTCCGTCAGTCGAGTTAGCGTTGAACTTGTCGTATCACCCTGCAGACGCGCCGCCCCGAAATCAATTAGGACCGGGCCGCCACGATTGGGGCGCAGCAATATGTTGGCTGGTTTAATGTCGCAATGCAAAAGCGCGTTTTCGTGCAAGTATGCGAGCGCATCTATTAGTGGCTCAAAGAAATTTCGAAAGTCATCACTTGAGAGAGTTTCGTGCCAGAGAGAAGTACTACCGCGGGTGATCGCCACCTCCAAGTCACCGCCAGGAATGTGCTCGAGTACGATATAAGCTGTATTGTTGGCCTCAAAGATGCGGTATACCCGTACTACATTGTCGTGTCTTAAGCGCGCTAAAACCGCAGCCTCACGCACAAAATGCTGACGTTCCTCTACAAATCGCTTGGCCACTTCCTCGTAAGCCGGCCACACCTTTCCGTCCGATGTGCGACTAACAATACCATTTGGAAAAAACTCTTTGATAGCAACTCGATTGTTGAGCGATCGATCGCGCGCCAAATAGGTAATTGCGAAGCCGCCCTCCCCAAGTACCTCTTCTATGGTGTAATCACCCGCGATCTCGGTTCCGGCCTCTAGCGCGTTCCCACCCATGTTGTCACCCGACAGCCCGCTCCCAACTCCCGATCATGAAGTGAAATCCTATCTCGCCGCGCCGAACTTAGGCAAGCTAGCCACTGCTCTTGGGGCCCGCCACCTGGGGCATGGCAGTCAGACCTGTTCAAAGATGGCTTTTCTGTCAACCGCCCAACGGCAGCTATTGTGGCACAAAGCCGACCAGTTCCGCACTGCAGCGATTCCGTCCGCTGCCGGGGGCTTTGCCGACGGGCACGGCGACGGTTTCCGGCTGCCTGGGTTTCTAACTCGTTGCGGTCGCTTCGCCGTTTGTGAGTTCATGACCTAGACCGCAAGGGAATCTGAAAAATCGCCCGTTTAAGAAGGTGCGGAACGTACGGAGGCCGCGATGCCCGCACAAGTCGGACGCGATGTCGTCTTTGAATGGGATGGCGCCGAGATCCTTGGCGTCCAGGAGAAGGGCATCAACCGCACCGCAACCGCGATCGATGTCACTTCGGACGAAGACGACGGCGTGCGCACCTTGCTGCCAAAGCCCACCGTGGTCGAATACAGCGTGTCGCTTTCCGGCACCATGAAGGACGAACGGCTGGCGGCCGACTTCGCGGCCGGCAACCGCGCCAAGCCCGTCGCCATCACGTACCCGAGCGGGCGCACCATCGTCGGGACGTTCTATCTGCAGTCCTACAATGAGACTGCACCGACCGCGGACTCCGTGAAGTGGCAAGCCGAGCTGTTGTCCACTGGCGTCGTCACCGAAACGCCCGGGCTGTAAGCCCCCGCGGCACCCTAGGAGGGACTCCACATGGCCGATCTGGTGATCACGCCCGGCAACGTGCAGATGGGCACGGGCGCCAAGGTCAAGCACGGCATACTCGGCGCCGCGGTGACCGCAGGGCAGGGCATCGTGCGCGATCCAGCAACGCAGCGCTACGTGCTCGCCGACTCCAACCATGTGACACCTGCGCTGCGGCGCACCGAAGGCGTTGCGCTCAACGGCGGCGCCAATGGCCAGCCCGTCACGCTGCAGGAAGAAGGTCCGATCACGATCGGCGCCGCTGTGGTGGCCGGCACCATCTATGTGCAGTCCGACGCGCCCGGCGGCATCGCCCCTGCAGCCGATCTCGGCGCCGGCGAGGAGGTTACCGTGCTCGGCGTGGCAATGAGCGCCACACAGATCGCGCTCAAGATCCACAAGTCACAGGCCGTGGTGGCGTAAGGCCCGCCCGAAGGGAGACGGCAATGGGGGTATTCGAACAAATCGAGCTGCAGTGGAAGGGCAAGACCTACGTCATCCCGCCCAAGCGCGTGCTGGAAGCGATTGCGGCGATGGAGGATCACATCACCCTCGCGCAGCTATCGGCATTCGGCGAGCAACCGCAGCTCGCCAAGCTGTCGCAGGCATTCGCCGCAGCGCTGCGCGTCGCCAAGGCCAAAGTCGATCCCGACGAAGTATACGAAGCCCTGTTCAGCGACGCGCGCACCAGCATCGCGGAGTCTGCGCTCAAGCTCATGCTGATGATGCTGCCGCCTTCCGCGCGCGCCAGGATCGATGCGGCGTCGTCCGACGATGACGACGGCAACGCTGGTGCAGCGGGAAACGCGCAGCCTCCGGCCGCGCTGCACTAGCCGCCGGAGGCGACAAGGGACTCGTGCAACTGGCGTACCGCTCGCTTGTCGGGCGCGATCGCGTCGTCACCCGTGCCGAGTTCTGGCGCATGAGCCCGTCCGAAGTGTGGTGGCTTATCGAGGCGCGACAGGAGCAAGTGCCGAATTCGGTTGCGGCTGATGAAGCTACGCGCGAGCGGGCCGAAGGCTACAGGGCGGAAGCGGAGGCCGCGGGCTTTGCCAGCGTGGCCGAATACTGGCGCGCTCGGGCAAGGCAGGGTGTGACCCATGGCTGAGGCCGTCAACGTCGGCAAGCTTGTCGTCACCATCTCGGGTGACAGCAAGGAGCTTGAAGCCGCCGCGAAGCGCGCCGGCAAGTCCGTGCAGGACATCAGCCGTGACGTTCAAACCGCGGCGCGCCGCGTGGTGGTGTCATTCGCGGACATGGCCAGGTCGATGGTGCCGGTAGTGACGGCCGCGGCACTCGCAACGGCTGCCGTCAAGGCGTTCTTCGCCGCGCTCCAGAACACCACGTCCCTGGATCATCTCAGCCAAGCCACGGGGATATCGATCGAGCGCCCGTCGCAGCTGCGCAATATCGCCCTGGCGACGGGCACTGACTTTGAAGTCTTGGGGCGCGCGGCTGCGCAGTTCGGCACTCGCATGGCGGAAGCTCTGGCGTCGCCAACGTCGCGCGGCTCCCAAGCCATGCGCGCACTCGGGATCGACGTACGCGACGCCGCGGGCAACATCCGCCAGCTTGACGACTTGCTGCCAGCGTTGGCGGACAGGTTCTCGCAATTCGGGGACGGTTCGAACAAGGCGGCTATCGCCGCGGCTCTGCTCGGAGAAGAAGCTGGGCCGAAGATGGTGGCCCTGCTCAATCGCGGCCGGGACGCGCTTGACGAACTGCGCGCAAAACTTGGCACAACCTTCACGACGGCCGATGCCCAGAAAGTGCGTGACTACAACCAATCAATGGGAAACCTGCAGGTCGCATTCGAGAAGCTCGTCAAGGAGATAGCCATAGCGGCGACGCCGGCGATCGAGTTTCTCGCCAATCGGTTGACCGGAGCGGCGCGCGGCTTGGAGGCGCTCAATGCAGCCTCCGTGAGAGCGACCGAGCGACTGCATCAGAATGAACGGGCGTACACGGTCGAAACCGACAGGCTGCGTGCTCTCAAGCAGGAATACGATGAACTGTTGCGGCGATATCGGGCAGGTGAGGGCGATACAGAGCGGTTGCGGCGCGCCATCAAAACGGCCGCCGAGATGTTCAATGAACAGAATGCGCGCGTTAAGGCGCTAGCCAGGTCGTTGCTCGATTATCATACGATAATCAAGGCGATCGATGCCACGGCCGCAGCCGTGGACTTTGCGCCGAAGAAGCAACCACCGGCGCTGGACCCGTATGCATTGGAGCGCCAGCAGGTCATTCTCCAGCAGCTCCAAGAGCGACTGATCGGTACGCGCGATATCTTGGATGAGGTCAATTTCTCCTGGCAAGCGCACGGGCAGCTTGTTCAGCAAACGCTGGACCAGATCGACAAGGCACACGAGCAAAACTTCCGGCGCGAGGCCGCTCGGCAGCAACTTCAAAGACAACTGCGACTGCAGGAGCAGGAAGGCATACTGCAAACAGCAAGCGCCGCCGCGGCCGCAATCACTGCCATATGGCCCAAGCAAAAGGGCGCGGCGATCGCGTCGGCGCTGATCAATACGGGCGTTGCCGTAACGCGCGCTCTCATCGGTCCGCCGGGTCCGCCGTGGTCGTTCGCCATTGCCGCGCTTACGGCTGCGCAAGGCCTTGCGCAGGTTGCAGCAATTCGCAGCACCAATGAGGACGGATCGGGCGGCACCGCGCCGGTTGCCGGCTCGACGGCTGCGACTCCGCCCGAACCGCAGCAGGCGCCGCCAGGCCGGTCGCTGATGATACAGGGCATCGATCCGGCGCAGTTCTACAGCGGGAAGCAGCTGGAGGAGCTTATCCGAAACATAAGCACCGAAGTGCAGAACGGGGCGACGCTTATCAGTACCCGCAACCTGCCGATATGAGGCCGCGCCGTGCCCGTCGTCATCAGCGACGATCTTGTGCTTTCCCAACAGGTGCTCGGCGAACAGCCGAACGCCAACAATCCGCTGATTGGATGGCGTAACCTCACCACGGTCGCGAACATCGCCGCCGACTCTGAAGATCCCGCATTCCCGGCGATCAACCTTGCCAATCCGCTGACGCACTTGCAGTGGCGCGCAACATCGACTGCTCACCATCGCGCACAACGCGGTTGACCCAATCGACTACGTGGGTATCGCCGGCCACAACTTCGGCAGCGCGGGAGTCCCCGTCAGCATCGAGGGTGACGACGGCGGAGGCTTCGTTGAACTGGTATCCGACTCCATCCCTGCCGGCGATGCTCCGCTGTTGTTCCGGTTCGTGCCGCAGTCGCTGCAAGCGGTGCGCATCAGACTGCAGTCTGGATTGGTGCCGCCGATCGCAGCCGTCGTGTACGTTGGACGCCTTTTGGTGCTGCAGCGCCGGATCTACGTTGGGCACCGGCCGCTGTTGTTCAATGAGCGAGCCAACCTCGTGTCGGGGCGGTCCGAAGGTGGACAATTCCTCGGACGCATCGTGCTCGGTTCGTTCAACGAAGGCTCCATCAGTCAGAGCAACGTCACGCCCGACTTCTACCGCGAGCTGGTAGAGCCGTGGCGCCAGTCTGGCGTCACGCGGCCATTCTTCTTTGCCTGGCGTCCTGGCGACTATCCCGAGGAAGCGGCCTA